GAAGCTACGCTGGGTACAACATCAACACAGGAAGCGATAATGTTAACATAGGAAAATCTGCTGGCAATGCTTTCAATAGTTCTAATACAATAGCTATTGGTAGTCTTGCATTAGGTTCAATTACTAATGCGGCCGCTGATGGAACTGTTGCTATTGGCTACCAAAGTTTAAAAGACTTGACAGCTAGTCCGGGAGGTACTGTTGTAGGGTATCAATCTGGAAAAAATGTTACAACCTCAGATTATAGCACAGCTCTTGGATATAATACATTAGGTGGAAACTCAAGCACAGCATTATATGGCAATGATAATACTGCTCTCGGTGCAAATGCTGGTAGAGATATGGAAGGATCGGCTGAAGGAAATGTTTTAGTAGGTAAAGATGCTGGAATGGCTTTAACAACAGGAAATTTCAATATTCTTATTGGAAGAGATGCTGGACAAGCTTTATTGGATGAGACACATAACACAGCAATAGGAACAGATGCACTTGCTAACTCAAGTTTAGTAGACCAAACAGTTATTGTAGGTTCACAAGCTGGAATGGGAGCAATGACTGCTGCCGCTGATGGTACTGTGGCGGTAGGTTATGGAGCTGGAAAATCAATTACTTCAGGTGGCGGAAATACTTTGATTGGATTTGAGGCTATGGAAGATATTACCACAGGCACTCAAAATACTGTCATTGGCTATCAAGCGTTAGCCAATGCACAAACTGCTGTAACTAACGTTACTGCACTTGGTTATCAAGTAGGATTAAGATTAGGAGATGATGGTGCATCTGACCATTCCGATGCTAATATAATGATTGGTTCTTATACTATGGCTGGAGGTCACGATACAGTAGCAAATAATATAGCAAATCATAATATTGCTATTGGCAATAATGCATTAGGTGGGGGAACTGGAACAAGTACCGCAATCACAATGGCTGGCAATACAGTAATCGGACACGATGCATCTAAGGTTGCGACAAATGGTGCTGATAATACTATAATCGGTAAAGATGCCGCAATATCAATGACCACAGGGTATTTTAATACCATAATTGGTAAAGGTGCAAATCCATCAGCAGTTGGTGGAACAAATCAAATAGTTATAGGTAGAGCTACAACAGGAACTGGTGATAATGAAATTGCACTTGGGCCTACAAATATTTCTGCAATCAAAGCACAAGTTACAAGCATAACTGCATATTCTTCAGATGAAAGGACTAAAAAGAACGTAGAAGACTATGATTTAAAAGGTGTTGATTTTATAAAAGAATTAAACCTTAAAACATATGTCTACAAAAACCCAGCAGATTTTCCAGATGAAATAAGAGATAGTAAATGGGATGAAGATGGAGTCGAAAGATTAGAAGACCCAACAGAAACACAAGTTGGATTAATTGCACAAGAGGTTGAATCAGCACTTGCAAAACATGGTGTTGGAAATACAGAAACTTATGCGCCTACTCAAGATAGCGGTATTAAAACTTTAACGTATGGAAATCTTATCTTTCCTTTGATTAAAGCTGTGCAAGAATTATCTGCTAGGGTAGAAGAATTTGAAAAGAAATAATTAACTAAACAAGGAGTCAATAATGGCTAAAAACGAAAAAGAAAAGCCAGTTATTAATCTTGATGGTGTAGAGTATATCATTGAGGACTTAACTGACGAACAGAAAATGATGGTAAATCATATAAACGACATACAAAACAAACAAGCATCTAATGGTTTTATTGCAGACCAACTTAGAGTAGGTCACGATGCATTTGTTAGAATGTTGAAAGAATCATTAGAATCTGAAGAAGAGGTCAAAGAAGACTAATGCTTATAAGGAAAAGTTCTCAGGGTCATTATCTGCGCCTTTACAGGAATACAACTCCCGGTGCTAAAAGAACAAAGACTTACCCAGATGGTACGATTGAGACCCTGACTTATCCTTCAAGATATACATACTTTTTAGTATTAGATGGAGAAGTTATTCAACGAAGTAATAGTTGGGCAACTATTGAACAAGCATATGTAGATGAGTGTGAATCTAGACATGGTGGAGGAACTGGTAGAATGATTGTAGGTAAACATAAATTAGAAAATAATGTAATAAAAACATTATGAACAATATAATTAAAAAAGTAAAAAATGGAGGTTTTGAAGTTGTTAGTACGAGTTATGGGTATCCTATTATGTATGAATATAATATCGGGATGCAGTCAAGGTTGGAAGGTAGGAGGGATACAACTCACACCACAGGATACAGTTATAAATACAGTTTTTATAGAGATAATGGATGTTGATTCAAATATGCATTATTATCATGGAAGATTAAATACTGAATCTAATTGGTGTTGGAAACATAATCAATTTGAAGATGTGGTGAAATGAGTGAAAAACCTAATACCGCCAGAAGTTATAGGACTACTATTCTTGACGATAACGCCATTGTTTCTATTAACCTTAAATGGCTTGCTCAAGGATGTGTTCTCGTTGCAATTTTGGTATATGGTTATTGGCAAATTGAAAGTAGAATACAATCGTTGGAAAATCAAGTGGCTACTGCGGATGAACAAATCGAAGATTTACTTAGTAAACACATTGTTGAAGAAAGGTCTCAAAGACAAGAATTAGCTGAAAAAGTAGCCTTCTACGAAAAAGAATTAAATTTAAATCCATTTAGTTGGGGTAAAAGGAAAAAGAAATAATGGACTTTATGGCTGTATATGGCGAAGCTGGCATGATTGGTGTGGTAGGCGTAATGTTTGTTTATTTAGTTATGTCATTATCTAAAAAGTCTGAATCACAACAACAAGCATTAGAAAATTTAAAAATAGAAAACAAAGGGCAATCAGAAACGTTAGAAAATATGGAAGGTATGATTATAAAATTAATTAGCAGATGGAATACATCAGATGATAAATTAGATAGAAAGTTTGATGCTATGACAAAAGAAATAAACGACCTTGATAATCAAATATCAGAAGTTAAAGGTTCTCTTAGTAGGATAAATGGAAGGCACTAATGCATACATTAATGGATATATATAATTCTAAATACAAACAAAAAGAACAAAAATCATCACAATCTATGGTAGTTCACGTTCCACAGATAACTTCTTTATTAAAACATCTTGATTTATTATATTCTGTTGTATTAAAAAATCAAATGCAAGAGCAATCAGATGAACAATCGATTCAATATTACAACGCAGGTCAAGGTTCTAAATCACAATCAGATAGTGTAAACTAATGGATAGTTTAAAAGTAACTGGATTAAGTACAAGTTTAGGTGTCGTTTATTGGACTGATTTATTGTCTGGAATATTAATGTGTTTAATGTTTGCAATACAAATTTATTATTTATATTTAAAAACTAAAAAAATAAAGGAAAGTTAATATGTTAATGAAAATGATAGCAGATGAATTATTGTCTGATAAAACAGGCGAAGAGATTATAGATGAAATTAACAAAGCAGTTGATATACCTATAATTAGTGAAAAAACAGAAAAAGCAATTTTAGAAGCACTTTGGAAAATTATAAAAGGTGTTCTTCTTAAAAAGATTGGTGTATAATGCCAACTGCTAAAAAACAAACAAAGAAACAACCTTCTGCAACAGAAAAACATATTGAGTTTATTTATAACGAATTAGAAGAATTAAGAGATAAACTTGAAAAAGTTTTAGTAAGAATGGGATTGTAAAATGTCTAAAGGTAAGATGCCAGCAAAAAATAAAAAGAACTTTCGGTCCACTAAATCTGGAGCAGGAATGACTCGTGCTGGTGTAGCTGCTTATAGAAGAATGAATCCCGGTTCTAAATTAAAAACCGCTGTAACAGGAAAGGTGAAGCCTGGTAGTAAGTCTGCAAAAAGAAGAAAGTCTTATTGTAGTAGGTCTGCAGGTCAAATGAGGATGCATGGTATTAATTGCTCTAAAACACCTGACAAAAGAATATGTGCAGCTAGAAGAAGATGGAAGTGTTAAATGTCTAAAAAAGATGCGTGTTATCACAAAGTAAAAGCAAGATACAAAGTATGGCCTTCAGCTTATGCTTCTGGAGCATTGGTTAAGTGTCGTAAAGTAGGAGCTGCTAATTGGGGTAACTCAAGTAAAAAGAAAAAGAAATAATATGAATAAAAAAGTAAAAGCACCTAAAGGATACCATTGGATGAAATCTGGAAGAGGTGTAAAATTAATGAAAAATCCTAGAGGTGGATACAAATCACATAAAGGAGCTAGTTTAACTACTTCCTTTAGAGTGCAAATGGCTCCTCATGCAAAAAAGAAGTAATGGCAAAAGAAGGTTTAAAAAAATGGTTTTCAAGAAATAAGGGCAAAGGCTGGGTTGATTGCAAAACAGGAAAACCCTGTGGGAGACGTAAAGGTGAAAGGAGAAAGGGATACCCAGCCTGTAGGCCTACGATGTCACAATGTACATCAGCAATGAAAAAGAAAACAAGTAGTAAAAGAATTAGTTGGAAATAATGGCAGACGTAATAGGATTATCAGATGTAGCAGCTCCAGATACAGGAAGGGGTGGTTCAACAAAATTAAAAACTGGTGGTATGAGAAGGAAGTACAATATGAAAGGTAAAATGAAATGTAAAGTAGGTCAAGTCTACGATATGAAACTTAAAAGATGTGTAACAAGAAAAGCAGACCTTGACAAAGATGGTAAACTATCTGGTTACGAAAGTAAAAGGTCAGCTGCAATTCAAAAATCAATGAAAGGAAAATAAAATGCCAAGTCGAATGAAATGTAAAACAATGGTAGGACCGGGAAAAAAATACAAAAGTATGAAAGATTGTATGAGTTATGGTGGAAAGAAAATGAGTAAAACTCAAAAAGCTGGAACATCTTCAAAATCAGAACAAGATATGGTAGGAACTGCTGTTGGTAAATCTCAAAATGTTAGAATGAAAAATCGTCTTAAAAAACAATCAATGTCAACTGGTTATTAATGGGTAAGAAAATAAGCATAGACCTTTTTTCTAATGATGTAGGATTTGGGGATACAGTAAGTAGAGCAATTAATACAGTCACTAGAGGCAAGGTAAAGGAGTGTGGAGGATGCAAAAAGCGAAAAGATATATTGAACAAGATGATTCCTTACAGGAATTTAACGAATCGGAAGTAAGTATAAGAAACGGAGGAGCCATAAGAGGTTCTGAAGGCGGTCTTAGACTAGATGTATTTGACCACGATGCAAACTCTGAAATAGACTTTTCAGAAGACGATTGTTCACTTTGTGAATTACCTGAAAATGCTCAAAGATTAATTATAGAAGATATAGAGTACGAAGAATCTAATGCCTAAACAGACTCTTAAGATTGAAGGATTTCATGGAGGTATTAATACTAATGCAGACCCTAGAGATATAAGTGAAATTCAATCGCCTGATTCAATAGATGTTGCTATTGATTCTTTAGGTAGAATAAAAACTTTAGGTTCATCCTCAGTAGATTCTGGGACTTCCCATACATTAACTATATTTCCAAATAGAGGTTTGTTTACTATGAATAGTGATAAGCAATTAGATGGCGATAATGCTAATGAGACATTATTAATTGCATATGATGACAATGATAGTGCTATAGATATAAAAGATAGTGATGGGTGGGATGCTGGTCAAATAACTAACTTTGATAGTGACCATCCTGTGTTTTATGTAGGAGATGGAAATTTAAGAGTGGGGGATGGTGAATTTGATAATGCCATTAATAATAAATGGTTTGGATACATGAATTATGTAACATTTGAAGGATTGAATGCTGATTCTGACGATGCTGCGTATGATAGTACATCAATAGGATGGGCTCAGGCAAATCAATCTATAGAAAAACCAACTGTAGGTACTTGTTTAATATCAACTCCGTTTGCTGGTTCTGATAGCAATGGTGTTAATTCTAGTAATTCTGAATACATAGGAAATGTAGCAGATGATAGTGGAAATGACGTAGCAGATGTTTCTAGTGTAAATTTAAGAGTAGGAGTTCAACAAAATAGTTTTAGAGGTGGAAACGCAGCTTCTTATGGAGGAGCTACGAATGCGAATAAAACTGATAATACAGATATATATCCTTTATTTGGTAATCAAAATATTTATTTAGAGGGGACTAGTGGGACTGGTTCTATTTTATTACCAGACACATCTTCATTTACTCTTACTCAAGAAAAAAATATTATATTTGCAATATGGGTTCCTACTGCTAAATATGCAAATTTATCTGCTATAAAATTTATAGTTAATGAAACTGGAGTTAGTCCTAATACATCTTTAACTTGGGAATTTTCTAAAGAAGAATTTAAAGTTGATTGTTGGAATATAGTATCTTGCAATTTAACAAACATTACTGAAGGAGATGCGAGTGGAGTTGGTTTAGATGGTTGGCAATTACAAATAGATAGAAGTGGGACTGATTGTGATGTTTATTTTTCTGGACCTATTATTGCAGATAACCCCGGTCTTGAAGGTTTTCAATCTGGATTATATACATTTCATCACACATATTTATACGATGATGAAAAACAAGAATCATTACCATTTTTATTTACAGACACAGAAACAAGTGTTGATGTTAATAAAGTAAATGTGATTGGAAGTCCTTTGTTGTTTAATTTTGATATGTATATTAATCCTTTTAATAGTGGAGGAGGTACATATACAATTAGTAAAAGAATAACTGGTTCTAGAGTATATTACAAATTAGAAGACAATGATAATTTTTTCTTAATAGGAGAATTAGATTTTATAAATAATGGATTTAAATTTTTACCCGAAGATGGAGAAATGTCAATTAATCTTGCTAACACAGCAGTTACAAGTGGAAACTTTTATGGTAAATCAGTAATAGCTAAAGCAATTACTCCAAGTTCTGCAAATTTAATAGATACATATAGAAGTACAAATGGATACGCAGCTAATACACAATTTATTGATGCTAAGTTTAAAACAGCAGTTCTTCATGGTAGAAGAATTTATATAGGAAATGTAAGACAACCTGCTGGTTCTGCTGGTAAAAATCATCCAGATAGAATGTTAAAAAGCGCTGTAAATAAATTTGATGTATTTCCAAATAAAACTGGAAGTATTGATGTAGCAATAAACGATGGTGAAAGTATAATCAAGTTAGAAGCATTTGCTGATAGGATTTTACAATTTAAAGAAAAAACAATGTATGTTATAAATGTATCTGAGAATGTTGAATTTCTTGAAGATAGATATGAAAATAAAGGATGCGCATTTGATTATCATACAACAAAAACAGATTATGGTATTGCTTGGTTTAATTCGTTTGGTGTTTACTTTTTTGATGGAAAACAAGTTTTAAATCTTTTAGAAAAAGATGGAATAAGATTAATAAGTGAATCTGATTGGGAAGCATTTATTACTGATGGTGAAGATGGAAGTTCTGATGACCCAGATATGTCTTCTGCTCATATAGCATACATACCAAAGAAAAGACAATTATTAATTAAAAATGAAAATACAGATGTTTTTATATATGATTTTGTATTAAGAGCTTGGATGAAAGGTTCTTCTAAAATACCTGTTACAGATAATATGACAAACTTCGTATTAGATGGGAATCAAGATTTATTGTATTTAACTAACAACGATTCAGATAGGGTAACTTGGAATCCAGAAGTAGCTTCAAGCGCAGCATTTGTTTACCGAACTAAAGATATTGATTTTGGGCAACCTTCTGTTAGAAAAAAGATTTATAAAGTATATATTACATATAAAACAAATGCGACAACTAATGTTCAAGTAAAATATGCAACAAATGGAAATACTACATTTGATAAATTATTTGCAAATGGAACTAATTTTTCCAGTAATGAAATATCTAATACTGGAGCAGGCCAATGGGTGCAGGCTGAATTAAAACCAAATACTTCTACTGAAGCAAACAATATATATTCATTTGCTATTAAATTTACAACAGACGGCACAGTCCCATCTACATTTGAAATTAACGATATAACAATTGTATATAGATTAAAGAATATTAAATAATGCCATTAACTAGAGAAGAAAGAAAATTATTACATCAAAAAGGTAAGCAACCTACTTTTGGTTTAAACGAACCAGATTCTAGAGAAGGTTATGATGGAGACATATCTTTTAGGCAAGTTGAAAATTCTGGTACAGTTCAATATGTTAAACGCAATGGTGACTGGTTAGCAATGTCTTCTTCTGGAACTATGCCATCAACCAGAGGTTCTGCATCATCTTCGTCAACTGGTTTTGGAGTAACGGTACATAGTGATTTAAGCAGCTTGGGGACTGATGACCATCCTCAATATCTTCTTATTAATGGTTCAAGAGAAATGTCAGGTGATTTAAGTTTGGCAGGTGGAGATGGGGCTTTAACATTTACAGCTGATAATAGTTCTATAAAAATACCAGATGACAAAGCAGCTAGTCTTGTTGTAGAAGAAGCTGATACTGCATATTTAACATTTGTCACTACTAATGGCGGTGAAAAAATAACAATTGGTAAAAAATTAGAAGCTGGTTCTGTAGAAATAGAAGGGACTGCATTTGATATAAATGGTGGAGCAATAGATGGAACTGCTATAGGTGCAAATTCTCATAGCACTATAAAAGGCACTACAATAGATGCAACAACAGACTTTACAATAGGTGGATTAGTTATTACTGATGGTGCTATTGACGATACTGGTACTTTAGTTATAGATGGAGCAACAGGAGTTAATATACAAGAAGGTGGAGTAAGCATTATACAAGTAGATACAGATAGAAAAATTCTTTTTAATTCATATGCTCAATCTTTATATCAACAATATGGATTTCATAATAAAATAGATAAATATCATCAAACAAGTGGAAGAGGCGATATGCAACAAAATTATTCAATATTGTCAATTCATGGCGAATCTACTTCATTTAATACAAGTTATGGGAGTTAATTATGGGTGGTTATTTATCAACTCCTATTTCAATTAAAAAATATATAAAGATTCCCCCAAGAAAATTAATATCTGGATTTTTGCATATTAACGTTGTTAATCATAGTGACAATGATGACGCTTCTGAAACTGGTAAATTTGTTGATGGTTATGAATACTACAGGAGTCAATTAGCAGCTGGGAGTTTACACGCAAACAAACATAATGCTGACCCTTGGCGGGCTCAAACAATATCAAACTTTGCAGATGTTTCTAGGTCTAATAAATTTTTAAATTTTGGAGATTATGATTGTTTATTATTTTGGGTAGCTGGAGGAATGACATTACAAGAACCTTTATTTACTGGTTCAGCTAAATCTACATCTTTTTTAAATGATGGTGGATATGCAAATACAACAAGTGGTAAATGGTTTGAAGGGATAGATGATTATTGTCAAAACTTTATTAAATATGATTTAGTATCAAGAATTAATAATGGATATGGTCATGCGGCTTTAAATAGTAGTGAAGCTTATAAAGGAACATTGGCTATAACAAAAAATGAATTTAGGTCTGATGAGTTAGGAATAAGTGGTCACGATTCTACAGTAACTCCTCCTAATTACACTGCTACTGGAGGAACAAATCCAAATAGTCATGGCGGTAATTTTCAAAAACATATTGTAAGCACAGGTTCTTATTCTAATAGTGGAGATGGTGATATTAATTTATCTAATGGAAATGCGAATACTTTTTTCCCACCTGTACAAAGCGTTGAAGTTTATGGTACTCATAGATTAAATATTGTATCTCAAACAGGGACTACTCCTTCTGGTTCTACTGAGTTATTTAGTATTTCTACTGCTGGTGGATTTCATCATACCGATTTTTGGAATTTAGTTATTGATATAAAAATGAGAGGATACGATGATACTTCGCCTAGTTCCGACCCATCTCAAGCAGATAAAGAATGGTTTAAAAGTAGAACAAATGTATCTTTTCAACCTTTTGGAGAAACTGCTAATTTTTCAATATCAGATACAGAACATACATCATAATGCTATTGGATAAAATAAATATGTTAATTAAATTAAAGAGTAAAAGTATATAATCAATATGGCTACATCATCTCAAATAAAATCAGCAATAAGAAGTAGGGGAACAGCTCAAAGAGAAATAACTCAACAACTTGCTGGTGTTTCTGAGCAATTATTAAAAGCAGAAGAATCTGCAAGACTTAATGAATTTAAAGCTAAAGAAGAAGGAAGAGGATTCGATACTGCATTTAAAGGGTTTGAAACTATATCTATATTAAGTGAAGATTTAAAACAAAAAAAACAAATTGAAAAAGATATAGAAACATTTAAAACTTCTTTAGGTGAAGATGTAAGCGAATTTAGAATTGATAAATCAGATATTTCTTTAATGGATGTATTTAAACAAAAAAATACTTTAACTGAATTTTTATCTCAAGAAGATAAATACTTTTTAGGTAATAAAGAATTAGGAAGTAAATATGACGTAGCTGCTAAAGGACAACAAATAGAATCTTTATCTTTAGTTAAAAATTTATTAGAATCTACAGATTCTCCTTTATTAAAAAGTTCTGAAATTAATTTAGAAACTCCTAAATCTCCTTCTATTAATAAAAAAGTTCCTATGTCAGAAAGAATATATAATGAAAAAGGTGGATTGGAATCTCCAAAAAAAGTTAAACCAAAATCAACAAAATCATTAACAAATGATATTTTTGAAAATATTGTTATTTCAGATAAAAAAGCTGATGAAATGGGTTTTAATATACCAGACATAACTGATGAAGATTCAAGTTTAATTTCATTTTTAGGAGACCCAGATCTTTCTATTGAAGATTTTAAAAAATTTGCTGATTTAGGTTTTCCATTATCGTATTACGGACAAGCGGAGTAATTTATGTATGTAGAAGCAGCAATGGCAGCTTTAAGTGTTGCACAAGATATAGGAAACACTAATAGAGTTAGAAGAGAAGGTAGAAGGCAAAGTGCATTTCTTAGCGATGCTTTAAAAGATTTAGGATTAGCTGAAAAATCATTACAAGAATCATTAGGTGGTAGTTTAGCTTTATCTACATTAGAATCGCAAAGAGCATTAAAATCTGTATCTGATTCTGGTCAAAAAACAATACAACAAATTGGGAAAAGACAAGACCAAATTAATCAAGCAACTGGATTTGCTAATGTTGGAATGGATGATGATATGATAAAAGATGTAAGAAAACAATTTCAAACAAAGAGAGAAGATGTAGATATTGCACTTACTAAAAGTTTAAGTGATGTATTATCTCAATTTGAACAACAAAAGTTTGAAATGAAATCTCAACGTCAACAATTAGAAATGCAGAAAAGAATGGCAAACGAACAAGCTAACACTAAATATTTTGGAATACTTTAATAATGTCTAGGGCTTTAGATTCAATTAATAGTTTATTAAAATATAAACAATCAAGAGAACAACAAAAGATTGATAGGTCTTTAGCTATGCTAGACTTAGGAACAAGATTAAGGCAACAAGAATTTAGCAGAGAAGAACAAATTCAAAGAATGGGAATTGCTCAAAGTCAAGAACAAGATAGAATAGAAAGAGAAAGAGACGCTAACGAATTAAGAGATTTACAAAGAAATGAATTATATAGCCCAGAAGCAATTAAAAGAAGAGAACAAAAACAAATTGCAGATTTAAAAATTAGTCAAGAACAATTAAATACTATAATAAATACAAAATCAGAACAAAATGTAGAAAAAGTTTTTTCATCTATTAGTCGAATAGAAGACGAACAAGATTTAAAATTTGTTTCTAGAATAAAAACAAATGAAATAATTCCTTCTCCTGTTTTTAATTATATAGAAAACTTTTGGGATGGAAGCGAAACAGACCTTAAAACAAAAATAAAAGAAATAGCAAAAAAATCAGATAAAGAAGATGAGGTAGATGATTTTTATGACAAAACAAATAGTCAAGCTATTGTAAATTCTTTAATACAAGCTCAGGTTAATTCATCTGCTACAGGTCGAGCAAATTATGATAATTTTTTAAATGTTTTTCAAGGATTAGATAAAAGTTACTTTGGTAATCAAATCCCTTTTATGGAATCTTTTCAAAATCCTATTAAAAAACATAATGAAAATAAAGCATTTTATTCAAATCAAGAAAATAGAATTGAAATGTCAAATGCTATAAGAAAATCTACTAGAAATCAAATTGGAAAAGAATTTGATGAATTATTAAAAGATATATCAACAACTCAAAATATAGATTATGTACCTTACGATATAAAACAAATATTATTAGAAGAAGGTTTTTCTCCAGAAGATTTAGGATTATAATAATATGCCAATGTCAAAAGCAGCTTTAGAAAGAGCTAGACAATTAATAAAAGAACGAAATGCAAATCAATTAGACCCAATTCAATCTTTAAATGTTTATGGAATATCTGAAAAAGAAAAAGAAAAAGAATTAACGGCTAGAGAAAGATTTGAACAACAAAGAGAAGAAGAAAGAAAAACAATAACAAATTTTCAATCTAATTTTTCTGAACCTAAAAATATACCATCTGAACAAAATTTAGGAATACTTAAAAACGTAGGTGAATCTTTATATAAAGGCGCCGCTGCTGGTACATATGAATTTGCAGAATCATTTACTTTTGGAGTTCCCGGTTTAATAGAAGCTGGTATAAAAGATGTTGGTATTCAAAAAACAATTAGGGATTATCAAGAAGAAGATTTATTTGCTAAAGTATTAGGTGGAGTTGGAACTGGTGTTGGCTATTTAGTTGGAGCTCCAGTTAAATTAACTTCAAAAATTTTAGGAAAAGGAGCATCTGTATTAGCTTCTAATTTACTTGGTAAGCAAACAACTAGGTCAGCAGTTAGTGCAATAACAAAATCAGCTGATAAAGCATCTAAACTTTCAAAAAGCGTTAAAAAAGAACTTAGTGATGAAGTAAGTAAAGTAGTTACAAAAACTGCTTCTTCGGTAGGTATAAAAACTTCTACAGCTAGTAATACATTTGCTCAATCATTTGCAAAAAATATAAATACAAGAATACAATCGTTATTAAAGTCTGGTCAAATAAATTCTGCTCAAGCAAAAGCAATGAGAGAAATGGCTACTGTAGTAGGAAGTAAGGGTGTTCCTGTTAATACATTGCAAACTATAGCAAAAGCAAAATATGGACAAGGTTATGCTGGGAGATTTATGAGTGAGTTTCTTGAAGATGCTTTTGTATTTTCATTTGCAGATGGATTAATGAGTGTTAGTAGGCAAGGACAACAAGTATTAAGAGGAGAATCAGATAGTATAAAAACTGGATTTAATCCATTTGACGAAAGTTTTTTAGAAGTAGGTAGCGTTGCTAGAGAAATGGTATTTGGATTTGCCGCTGGTACAGCTGTAAATGCTACAGCAGCTTTTTTTCAACCATTAAATAAATTTATGAAATCTAAAGTTGATTTTTTTCAAGGAGTGAGAGGTCTTTTAGGTAAAAATGATTACAAGGGTAAAGATTTAAAGTATTTAACTAAACAATTAATTCATTATGGAGAACAAAATAGATATAACAATTTTTCTACAAAAATGATATTTACAAAAAATGGAATAAAAGATAATGTAGATTTATATAAATTTGCTAAAGCAAATGATAAATTATCTGAAACTAGATTAAAAGATTTACTTAGACAGGAACTTGGAGATGATGCAGAAAAAGAAGCAATAAAATGGTTAATGTCTACAAGAAAAAAATATGCTAAAGAAATAATAAAAGAATCAACTAAAGAAGGGTTTCAAAATTATAGAATTTTATTTCCTAGAATGATGGCTACTGGAGCAGCTATGTCAGGAACTCAAATGCTTCAGACTTATATAGATGAAGATACATTAAATTTAAATGCTACTGATTATATAGCAAGTTTTATTATTGGTGGTTTTACAATGAGAAGGGGAAATTTTGGTAGAATAGATATTGATACTAAAATAAATAAATTAAGACATGGATTAGAAGGTTTAGGAATTAAGTCTGAAAATACATTTTATTCGTCTACTCTGTCTGGAGGAAATGAAAGATTTGGAGTTGGTTTATTAAGAGATAACGAAGAATTAACAAGTTATTTAAAAGAAGAAGGCATTGTAAGCGATGAAGACGAAACTATAACAAATTATGAATTTAAAAATGATGAAAAATCATTTTATAATTTTGACACAGCAGAACCTACGGACCCCTACGCAAATAGAATGAATGTTTTATCTGGATTAATGGAAGCTGATTATGAATATTCTAGAACATTAGACCAGATTACAGATAAACAAGCTTCTAAAATTATGAATCTTTTAGAAAAACAAGGTTTTAAAACTGTCGAAGATTTTAATTCAGTATTAGAAGACCGAGTTGATGAAGCAACTCAAGGAATGGAAGAGTCTTTATCGGGGGTATTAAAAAATATTAACAGAGCTAATCATGAAGATATTGTTATAAAAGAAAATAAAAAAGGAATTACAATTCCAGCTAATGTTAAAATTAGTAATGAACTTTTTAAAAAAGCATCTGATGGCGAATTTAAAGAATGGTTATCTGGAAAAGAAGGTAATGAAGCGGAAGAAGAATTGTCTGATGCTATAAGGAGTTTGGAAACTGTAATAGCCGTAACTGAAGGATTAGGAGCCTCTTCATTTGACCAATCTCAAAGTGTTAATAAAATTGAAAGTGTTGAAACTTTAAAATCTATATATGATATTGTAAGAAAATCTGAATCAGATATTAATCAATCTGTTTCAAATAAAGATGGAAGACTTAATTTTAAATTTACAGAATTAGAATCTTATATTGTTCCTATGATGAGGAATATAGGTAATAATAATACTAAAAAAATAATGAGTGTATTATCTGAAAAAAATATGGATTCAAAATTAATGTCTCTTTTTCTAGATTCTGGTATGTTAATTAAAGAAGGTGACGATATAAAATTAATTAACGATTACAAAGATATAAATACATCTGAAGATGCTAGTAAAATTGATTTAGGCAAAATACATGGCATATTAAAAGCTCTTGGTGAATTTAAAATAACAGAAACTCCCAATCCTAATGTTATAGAAAAAACTCAAATTGCTAGTTTACAAAATCAATTAAATAGTTTAGGTGTTAAAGTTGATTTATTAAATAGAAAAAATATGGAATTTATGTATCAATTAGTTTTAAATGATATAAATAAACTTAGATTAAAAAATTCTGTAGTTGACCCAGCTGATATAGATTTTATTATTCAACAATCTGGTAATCCAAATTTTAGCATACCCGGTGTATTAGATGACAAAGGAATTAGAAATTTTATTTTAAGAACTGTGTCTATTCCTAGTGATTTAAATTTACAAAATAAATATAATAAAATATTAAATAGATTAAAAAAAGACAGTAAAGTCGTTAATATTTTAACTGAATCAATACAGTTAACTCCTGAAGATGCTTTCGTATTAAAAAATAAATTAGACAATATATATGCAAAAGATAGAAGTTCAGATAATACTAAAATAGAAGATTTGTTTAGCATTATGACTAATACAAAATTAAATAGTGTTAAAAATCAAATGCAAGAACACATTTTAAATTTTGGAGATAATGCTAGAATAGATATTTTAAATATGTTAAATCAACAAAATATTATAAAAAGAAATGTAGATGGAAATCTAGACATTATAGAAGAAAATTTAACTATAGAAAAATTTGAATTAATAAAAGAAAATATAACTAGAGCTGGTTTACCTTCTGAAATAGTCCAAAAAAATATAGACGAAAGAAGAGAAATAAGAAGAAAATATATTAAAGATTCTTCAGATGTTTTAAATGAAAAAAATGCATCATTAAGTATTGACCAATTTTTCTCAAAATATAAATTTAAAGTTACATTGGATAATGGAACTATATCATATGAAAGTCATGCTAATAAAGACAACATTTCAAAAAGAAACTTTTTTAATGATTTAATATTTGAAGACAATGAAAAAGCAATTAATGGTGAGAAAGTAGATGAAGTTAAAATCATTAACGAAGAATCTATAAAAAGAATTAGTGAACAATTAGTTACAAATAAAAATGAAGAGTTTAAAGATTTATCAACAGAGAAAAAAGATAACATTATTCAAGATATTAATCAGATAGCATTTGGAACTAAAGATAGAGTTGAAATTAGAAAAATAAGTATTAGAAATAATGAATTGTCAATTGACGAAAATAAAGAATTAATGCAAAATAATCCCGTTCATCAATATTTTAATTCATTAGGGTTAGATTACGGAATATTTGATAATAGTGTAGTTTATACAGAATTTAATAGGTCTGGAAATTTAATAGAAAAAACATACAATATTCTTCAAACTGAAAATATACCAAAATTACTTAGGTCAAGAATAAAAGAAACAAGAGATAGGGTACAAAAAACTTTAGCAAATAAAAATCTTAATCCTAATGATGTATTTTCTTCTGACCCAAATGATATAGGAATAAAAAAATTAGATGTTTATGATGGAATGGATAGTATTTTAATAAATACAATTGACCAACAAAAAATAGTTGATGATTTTTACAGATTTCATAAAGAACATATAAACAAAGTAGATACAAAAACAAAAAGAGTTTTAGATAATATTAAAAAATCATTTGACGATACTGAAAGTATTTATAAATATAAAGATGAAAAAATAGAACACGCTACTAGATTTTTAATTTTTGAAGTTGGATTTAAAAGCAAAGATAATGATTTACTTTATAGCATATTAAATGAAACAGACCCAACTAGAGTAGACAAATACATAAAAAGATTAAAATTAATTACTACAAAGAATTTTGTTAGACCTACAGTTGAATATTTAAAATCTGTACAAAAAGCAAGAGAAACTCTATTGGGTAAAGAAGACAATGTTGTAAAATTAATTAATAATAGATTGGCAAAAGAAGGTCACAATGTTGTTGTGTGGGATGATGAGGGGACTGAGTCTATGTCTCAAATTATACAAGATTTAAAAAACGAATATCCCGAATATGAAAACATTGATTTAGAAAATACAATAGGAAATGCTCATGGCCAAGTTTCTGGATTTGACAGTATAAGTTTTATTTCTAAAAATGCTATGTCAGAATACCATGCATACATGGGGCATGACCCTAACTCTACAAACCCTATAAAGCCTGTTATATCGTCTCAGGGAGAAGGAAAAACTCTTTTGTATGGTAAGACCTTATTTGTTTATTCCCCTGCTTTAAATGGGTTTTTTGATAATAATCCAACAGTTGATATTTTACTTACAAAATCTGGAGCTAAGGCGTATGATGGAATAGATGATGGAAATAAAGATGATATTAATTTTATAAAAGGAAAAAGATATACTGATTTAAATACTGGTTCTTATTCTAATTTAATAAAAACAATTGATATTAACGCTTTAGGATTAAGACCAGAGAAAGATGCTAATTTATTATCCGCTAGTGTATCTGATGCTGATTATAATTACATGAATACAAAAGAACATGGAGATGCTTTTGCAGAAATATCTGAAGAGTTAGATTTAAATTTAGATGCCATGAAGGAAATAATGAGAGACCCTTATAAAATGAATGCTTTTATGAGGACTAAAATGGAAGAGGGAAAAATACCACAAGATTCACAAGAAGGTTCATTGCAAAATTTAAGTAATTTAATGTATTATTTAAAATTAAGTGAAAATGATTCTAACATATCAGCAGACCCTACAGATTATAGTGTAAATCAAGTACAAAAATATTTAGCTAAAGAATATATAGATAATATTTTTTCAGATAGAAGAGCAATAGTAAATAGAATTTACAATGATATAGAAACTGAATCTTATAGATATGGAGGACAAGCTCCATTAATTGTTTCTGGTAAAAGCCATTTAGGCAAAGATAAAAAAACAAGATTATTACCTACTTTATTTAACAAATTAAATAATATGGTAGTAAGAGGTCAGATAATGTTACCATTTAAAGAAAAAGAAACTAAATTATCTGAACTTGGTAGTAAAAAAATAAGAATAGTTCAAAATGATAGAATATTAACTGTGAAAGAATTTGTTGAAGAAATTACTCCGTTTATTTCAGAAGAGGATTTAAGTATAATTGGAAACATTGAAGATATGCTCTCTGTTGATGCTACTTTAGAAACTGCTCATGATTTAATAGAATCTATTCAAGAACTTACTGAAACAAGATATGAAATGGGTATTATCTCTAGACGTAATCCAAGAACAAGACCTAATGATATAACATTATTAGGATTAAAAGGTTTTTTAGATGAAAGTCAAGGATTGGGAGTAGAGATTAATAGTTTTGATGTTGCTAATGTATACGAAGGTGACTATGATGCAGATAAAGTAGATTATTTTTTCGCACACGATGATTATATGTTTGATTATATTAAAAGAAATCAATCTTATTTTGTTCAAGGTATTGACCCTTCTGATTTACAAGGTAGTCCAACATTTACATTTCAAATGGAATCAAGTTCTTCAAGAGATGCAATTCTTTCTAAAATAGGTAGTTCAATATCTTTTAAACAAGGAATAGGGATTGTACAAAAAACACCTAGAAAAATTAATTATTTACAAAATTTAGGAAGTAATGAATATTTATTTGACGAAGACCAAAGAGAGCCTTGGGATGAACATACTAGAGTTAATCCATTTACTAATGAATTAATTGGGCCGTCTTTATTATATAAAAGTGGTGAAAATGAATATGTAACTGTTGACACAGAAACATTAGCATATTTTCAAAGAGCTGCTTTAGAAGTTCAGTATATTGTAGATGGTTCTAATAAATTGAATCCAAATATAGCAGGAGATATATATGATTGGACAGATGGATTTTTGTTTCCTGAAAATTCAAAATCAATGTCTCCAAAACAAGCAAATGCTAAAGATTTAAAACAAATAATAGAGAATGGCCAAACTGCTAATGGATTAAGAGTAAGAATATTTCAAAAATTTACATTAGATGAAAGTTCTAAGAAATATAAAACAACTAATAATTTAAATGATGCTGATAAGTTAATTATAAAAGAATTTTTAAATCAACAAAACAAATTATTAAATGCTTTTGGTGATAAAACTTATACTGAAGGTTCTCCTAGAAAATCTACATTTTATGATTTATATAATGGCAGTAGAATATTTAGAGATTTTCATAGAAATGTTTATCAAGGATTAAATAAAGCGTTATTTTATAAACAAAAATTTCTTAGTTCTGGTGATAAAAATTATTTAACAAATATATTAGATTCTGATAACAAAGCATTTGAATCTATACAATCCAATGTTCAAGATATATACGATGGAAATGGAGGTAGTTATTTAGATAGAATGGCTGTTACAATTGCTAAAAGTGAATTTATGGAAGATAAAAAGCAATACAATTTAGATATAGAAACATATACTCAAGTTGACAATTGGTTTAATTCATTTTTAGGTGATGTTGCTGATGGTGACGGTGATTACAAAGACGTTACAAAAACAAATTTAAATAATTTCATGACTAGTATTGATGGTCAAATTGAACAAGCTGTTGATAAAAAAGCAAAAAAAGTAGTTCAAGATACAAAAAAATTCAATTCATATATATCTACTATTAAAAGACTATCTAAGAAAAAAGATTTTATTAAAAAAAGTTCTTATGGATGGAGATGGAAAAATCATAAAATAAAAGCATTAGATTATGTTATAAATAAATTTCAACAAAAAGTTAAAGATGAATATGGAAAAAATATTCAAAAAATTGACCCAAGAAAATTAGAATATAAAAAATATGTATCTATTGAAGATAGTGGAATTGTAAAATCTGTAATTCACAAACATGCTTTAGATTCTTTTTTAAAAAAACTAAGCCCTCAATACGACAATTGGACTGAAACATTGGGAGACAAAGATAGCGATGCAAGAAAAGATTTGCAATCTGTAAAAGATTTTAACGCTAAAGTTCTTGGAGGTAATACATTATTAGATGAAATACTTCCAAATAATAAAAATACTATTCTACAAGATAAAAGAATGTTTGATTTTATTCAACAACATAAAATTGGAATTAGTAATGTTTGGGAATTAAGACAAAAATATTTAATTAATAAAATAAATAAACATGGGATTAATTTTCTTTATGCATATATGGAACCAATAAGAGACAGAGATTCTATAGGTATTTTTAATAATAGACCTGTTGCTATTCCATATAAAGAATCAAAGAGGTATTCGCATGGAATACAATTATTAACAGCAATGGCTAAGGGTGATAAAAATTTATATGCAATGTTGAAACAAGACGAATTATTTGACACTAGTTATTCTTTGCAAGCAGAATCAAATATTCATTTAAGAGAGTTATTGCAAGCCAATGAACATTATAGAAGATTTTTTGAAAAAGATACAGAATTAATGGATTTAACTAATCCTTTAGTAGATAGATATAAATTAATGGGTTTTGATAAGGGAATGGAAAAAAGATTAAATACAAATAATGATTTTAGTTGGTCTGCTCAATTATTAGCATCTGACCCATTATCAACTATTAATAAATCTACAATAGAAATTTATAGAGATTTTGTTGAAAGTTATACCGATAAAACAAATGAAGATTTTATTAAATTTGTTCAAGAATTAAATGACTTAGATGAATTTTCAGCGAGAAATGATTATATTAATCCAATAAGATATATGAAAAAAAGATTAGACTTAGATGAAGGATTTAGAAAATTAAGTAAAAATAATATATATAATGTTGTAGGAGTTGATGGAAAACCTAGCAATCTTTTAGACAATGAAAGATACTTAGGAAATAAATTTTTTAAATTTAAACCTAAACTTGTTAAAACAAATGAAAAATTAATATCTATGTTGAAAAACATGAGAGAAATGAAAGATGAATTAAATAGAACCGTTAGAGAAAATCCTGTTAGAGATTCTGGATTTGAAACAATTAGAACATTAAAGGAGATGAGAGATTGCCTGTAAATTGCAATGATGTAAAAAATCCATTAACATCTAGATTGTTGGATGGGATAGACGATTGGGCTAAAAATCAAGATACAATTGATAATATTAAAATGCCTTATCAAGCTGCTATATCAATGTTTGAAGCAAGGTTTAATATACCAATAGAAGGAGCTATGCTTTTAGGTTCTAAAAAAACTAGACAATTTTTAGGATTAGGTTCTATTGAAGCATTTAAAGTTGATTTAAGTAAATATGTTGAAAATGTAAAAAAAGGAAAATTAACAAGTTTTGAATCATTAGAAGGATTTATGACTGGTACTATTCTTGGGAAAAAAGACCCTGTTTTATCAGAAACATTAAAAGGTATTAGGGATGTTGTAAACAACGATTCTTTAAGGCAGTATAAATCAAGTAAAGAATTTTTAGATATTGTTGATAAAATAAAAGCATCTGCTGGTTTAGACACAATACTTGGAAAAAGAAAATTTAATAAAGGATTAAAAGAACATAGAAGATTGCAATTGGATTATATAAAAGCTCTTGATTCTAAAGATAGTAATTTAATAGAAGAAACAAATAATAAATTAAAAGAATTTGAAAAAGGTGGAGTAGTTAATTCTTTTGTTGATTTTATAAAAATTATTGAAAAAACAGTACCAGAAGCTATTGATTTAAAATTTCAAGATGAAAAAACACTAGCAGATAATGGAGATAAAGAAGCAATTAAAAGAGTTCAAGATTATGAATCTGGAAAAAAATTAGTAAGATTAAACGATAAAGAAAGTAATGATTATTTTAAAAGAGTAGGTATAGACGATTCTATATTACCAGCAGTTATTGATTATAATAAATTAATGGATAATTCCTATAAAACATTAAGATTGGGAATAGAAAAAAAAATACAAACTATAATTAAAAAAATAGAAAATAAAAAAGGTTCTAGATTTACAATTGAAAAATTAGAAGAATTAGAAAATAATTTAAAATCAAAATTAATGCCTAGATACAGCGAAGGTTATTTTCCTCATTATACAAATGAATTAAATATAAAATTTATGGAAAACTTAATGCCACATTTTGATAAAATGGAAACATCTCAAATTGATGGTAAACATGATTCTTTAGATATTGATGACATTATTGATAATTTAAATGATGCTATACCTTCTTTTGGAAAATCCAGAACTCAAGGAACTAATTATGATTACAATAGAAACTTTATAGACGTAGTTAGTTCTTATATACAACAAGTAAATAAATTTAATACAAATGCTTTTTTAACAAATTCTCATTTTAATTCATTGGATTTAGCTAGAAAAATGTATGGAGATACTAAAGAATCTGATTATTCTCTTAAAATTGTAAATACAATAGAAAGTTTATACGGTTCAATGAATGGAACTACAGATGTTAGTGGTGCTACCAAAGAAATAAAACAAGCATTATTGTCTTATCAATTTTTTAATAAATTAGGATTTAGTCCTAGGTCCGCTGTAAGAAATTATACTCAGGTACTTATGAATTTTTTTACATTTGGGCCTACTGCAATGTATCAATCTTATAAATATTTAAAAGAAAATCAATTAAGATTTGATATAGATGTTTTTTTAAAAGAATCTAATTTATATATGGACACTTCCGAAGCTGCTATTGAATCTAGTATTAAAGGTAAAAGCGCAGAACAGATTAGAATTAGAAAAATGAATGACAAAGGACAAATTGAATATTCTGATGAAGAAAATTTTGTTTATAAAGGTTCAAAGATATTTTCAAGTGGAATGAGTTATTTAGCCCAGAAAAGTTCTGTTTTTCATAGAGGAGTAGAAAATGCCAATAGAAAATTCACTGCTAAAATAGCATTTGGTCAAATTAATAAAGTAATGGATGAAAGTCCAAGATTTGATAGATATATACAAAATCAAATTGATAATGGAAAATTAAAAGGTAGTGTTTTAGAAAATAAAAGAAGATATGCTAAAGCATATGCTAAAAACATGGTTATATTAAATCATTTTGATTATGAATCTTATGCTAAAGCAAAAAACATGAAAGAAGGAATAGGTCAATTTGTTTTTCAATTTCAACATTATGGTATGGAATTTTTAGAAAGAAATTATTCTATAGTTAAAGAAGCTTATTATGATAAGCAAGTTTTAAAGAAAGAAAAAACAAAATTTTCAGAATGGTTAAAAGACGCTAAGGGTGTTCATAAAACTATGAATATGACTATGGCTTATTTTTTAGGCCCTGCTTTAATAAGTTATATAAGTGGGTATAATCAAACATTAGTAGAACATACGGCTAAAGAAACTTTAGAAGATATTTGGATGTTGTTGTTTTCAGATTTGGATGACGAAGAAGACAGAGAAAGATTAAATACGCAATTTTACGGAAAAGGAATTGTCACTTCAAAGTTAGGGCCTACTGTTGGAACTTTAATAGATGTAGGGGTAATGACAGAATTAATCAATGCTGACAATGAGTATATTAATAACTTAGCTTTTTCAGTTGGAGAAGCTACTGATGATGATAATTTAGATATTGCAATGCAACAAATAAAATTATTTAATCAATTTGCTGGTAGAACTGTTGATAGATGGATACCAATGTCGGTAAAAACTCCTTATGGCCCTTTTTCTGCCGCTGCTCAAGAAGTTACAGTTTTTCCTAAAAAGAAAGATGAAAGAACATTTATAAAAGATATTAAACCTTTGTTAAAAGAAATAGCTCCAGAATATTATTTTGAAAAATTAGAAAAAAAATCTAAATCAAGAAAAAAATATGGAAATTTACCATTGGGATTAAAAAATTCATTATTGCATATGGAAAAAGAGGGCAAACGTAAATAATCTGCCCCCTTATCCTCTAGTCAGCATAAGGAGATTATGCTGTAAATCTTTCTTTTTTACTCATTTTAATTAACGTTTCTAATTGTTCAGTTGCTTCTCTAAATTTTTCTAACAATTCAATAATAAAATCTGAATCATTTTTTTTTACTGCTAATTTTATAGTGTCTTTTAAACTACTACAAGTTTTAATCCATACGTCTATACTATCTTTACATTCCATTTTCTTTCTCCTTTTCCATGTATATTCCATACATTGTTATTAATATACTATCTGCGTTCCATAGTGTAGCTTTCTTATTCTCGTCAAGATATACTGAAGCAAAATCCTTTAGAACATTCTTTCTTTCTTTCTTTTTTTTTGGTAATCCTACTCCATGATATTCTTTCCAAAAATTCATCCACTTTTGTGGTGATACTTCTACTGTCGGTATTTGCTTAGAAGCAAGTATACCAAGCCAAACTCCGTAGTTTACTCCAAACTTAAACAGAGAACTTCTACCATCATGTGGCATAGCGTGTACTTTTTCTATGTATGCTACTATATCATCTCCTTTAAAAGCACTTTTAGCCATTTCTACTATAACTGCTCTACCAGATATGCTTGGATGACATTTGTGAATATAAAGTTTTTTATTCTCTGAGTTAGTAAAAGTAATAGCCCCACTAGCGCCAGGGTCTATACCTATTATTGTTTTCATTGTGCATCTCTCCTATATGAATAGTTATGTGAACTTTTTACATATTTCTTTTTGTAAGGTTTTCTATATATTTCATACTTATCGCTAAGTATCTCTCCATCAAACTTATTTGATATTAATATAAGTAGTTCTGATTCTGAATCTACCATATTAGTATTTTTATAATGTTTACATCCTTTATCAAAAACGCTTACAGGAATCTCTTTAGGGGATGTTCCTTCAACATCTCTAAACCAATAACATTTTTCTCCGATGCCATAGTAGCATCCCCTACAAGATTTACGCAACTGTGTCTCGTTCCGCCTCTTTATGGTCATTGTAAAATTTGCATTTGTTACCATTGAATCCCATTGGGTAGGTTCCAATAGTACCATATCTGCTTTTAGCTACAATGACTTCACTTTTGTATCTGTTGTATTTATCACTATCAAAGTTGTATCCATAAAATACGAACATTGCTGACTCTGCTGTTTGTTCTATTACACCAGATTCTGCATAGTCACTCATTCTAGGTCTAGGGTCGAATCGCTTTTCAATATCACGATTAAGTTGAGATACAAGAATTGCAGAACAATTGTTTTGTTTAACTGCCCATTTGTAATCTTGTACAATCTTCTCAATTTCAAACCTTCTATCTTTGTTTGTCATTCCTACATCAATCAATTGAATGTAATCATCAATAATAACATCGGGTTTACCTTTATTGATTTCACGAATACAATCATCTAATCCTCGTATGTCGTCAAATGCTGTAAGATTTTCATACTTATTCTTAACATATTCAGACACACTAGTAAGAGCTGGTTTCTTATCATCTGTTATTCCAGAACGAATCATTGAGTATGTAATGTCTCTAGATTCCATGACGTACAACTTTTTCATTGTTTCTACATTACTCATCTCACGATTGAATAGCATTACATTGTATCCTTGTTCAATCAAACCTCGCACAATGTTCAACATCAACGTAGTTTTACCATGGCCAGGTCTACCACCCAATACAGTAATTTCTTTACGAGTCATACCACCTGCGAAGTTGTCAAGTTTACCAAGACCAAACTGTATTGTATTAGATTGTTCTTGCAATGCTACGTTAGTCTCTTCAATAATATCAGAAATGTCTCTTGCTTTGGAAGGTTGTATGTTTCTTAGTTCATCAATAAGTTTGCTATGGTTCTCAATAATTCTACCTACTTCATTGTAGTTTTCATAACTAGCATTAAGTAAGTCTTGAGCAGATTTAGCAGTCTCTCTTTGAACGTATCTTTCCCATACAATTTTAGCATAGTATTCTACTTTTACTTTACTAGGACTTTTATCCTGTAAATCTAATATGTACAAACTATCTTTCAATCCAAACATATCTTGCATCTTATCAGATAATGTAATTGTATCAATAGGAACTTTATTATTGTACAAGTTTTTCATACATTGAAATATGTTCATACACTTTGTAGAATAAAGTGCTTCGTCCTCTCTTATCCAAGCCATTGCTATTTCCATTTCAATATCTCCACCTTGAAGTATGCTACCAAGCATTGCTTCTTCAGCGTCAACATTAGATGGCATAACTTTTACTTGAACGTCTTTTATATCTTTCATCTATCCTCCTTTAAAATAAACTTGTCTGATTGACAGGTTCATAGTTTAATATTAAATACTCTTTTCTTTTCTTTGCTCTATGTTCATCCGTAGCGCCCATGTATTTCAAATCAATGGTCATTACATTGTAGTTTTTGTATAACTCATACACTTCCTCTCTGTAGTCGTATGAGACCATAAATTTAGCACCTTTAGAATCTAGTTCGTCTACTTTTTCTTTCAATCTTATATGGTCTCCAGCAGTGAAGTTGTGTTGATAGTAATCACCTTTGTCTGTTGCAATAAAATATGGTGGGTCTAAGTACCAAAAATCATTGCTGTTGGGTTTGTATCTATCAACAAGAGCTCCAAAATCTAAGTTCTCAATAGTTGAACCGTTGATTTTCATTCTTGAATACTTAAACTCTTCTTCCCAATTCCTTTTCCAATCTTTTCCCATTGACATAGGAGTGTGAATCAATTTGTTGAAACTATGTCGTATGCAATAAAAATACTTTGCAGCTTGGTAAGGGTCTGGAATATCAATAGGTTTCTTTTCTTTTATGTCGGTCCTAAAGTTTTCAAAGAGTTCTCTGGATTTAGGCATCCACTCAAGATGTTTAACAAGTTCATCTAATTCATGTATAATACACATATATAGATTTACTATATTATTATCTTTATCGTTAAGAACATTCCATTTAACTTTTGTTTTACGAAAGAACATGGACAATCCTCCAGAGAAAACTTCGAAGTATCTTTCATGATGGGGTATGAGAGGAACAAACTTTCTGCTCAACTCATACTTCCCACCATAATAAGGTATAACTATAGGGCAATCATACCAATCAAGAGATGGCAACGTCAGCCTCTTTAAGTGCTAGTTTCTTTACTTTAGGGTAAAGTCTGCCTTCAAGGTTGTGAGTTGAGACCATTTCTCTGTTCATGTGATGCGTAAGAATGTTAGTACCTACATTTAACAAATCCCAAAACGTTTTAGGATTTTCAATAATTAGTTTATTTGTAACCAATGTATTTGCATACTCTGGAAATAACTTTATAAACTCAATTAAATGTTTTTCTTTAAACTTAGTTTCTGCAAGAATAGGAAACTCATCTTTAAATATGTTTGATGTGTTACCAATAGTTTCTTCAATGATTCTATCTAGGTCATTAAGTTCAATGTTTGTTTTAATATGTTTGTTAGTGTATTTAGATGCTACGAATCCAATTACTAATCCATTGGAGCATATTATTCTAAAAGCACCACCAAGTATGTTAAGACCAAGACTTCCATCATAACTATTAACTATATTTATTTCTGGAATTAACTCATCATCTTTAGACATTCTTATTTTGTTATTTGGAAATGTCCAATTCATAACAGTCTTTGAACCTTCTTTTAATACATTTACTTTAGATATTTCTCCACCCATCTTTTTAATAAGAGGATTAGCAGTTTTAATTATATCGTCATTTCTTACTAATTTATAAGAATTGGTCATACAACTAAGAACTTTGTTAGTATCTTCTCTTACTATGAATTTATATCCTGTTGACATCTCTCTAACACTAGTGCCATTTCCTTTATTTTTATTAGTTGATTCCCAATAAGCTGGTACTTCTTTTACTGGAAATTTTGCATTTTGTAACATATCTCTCTCCTTTGTTATGTTAATCTAATAAATCGTCTAAAACTTCATTTAACGTTTCGTTTATTACATCTATTTTTTTCTCTGTTCTATGTTGTCTCCACAAATAACTTAATTGTAAAGCTAACATCATAAGCATAGTAAATTCCCAATAAGGGAAATACTCTGTGCTAAACAACGCTTCCCAATAATATCTCATTTACTTCTCCTTTGTTTAATTAAATTTTCTTTAATCCATTTATTACTAATGGCAATTATCATTCCTATTAATAGTATCGCTAAACACCATAATACTAATCCTAGACCTAAGACTACTAAATTAATTATCCATTCTGATATGTCAAACATTATCATTTTTTTCTCCTTTTATAAAAGCTCCTCACATAAGGGCCACCTCGAGTATTAATACGAAAAGCATTAATCATACTTTCTATATTAATTTTTGAGGAGCTTTTAATCTATTACTGGTGGTACAGAACCAAGTCTTCGTCTCTCATTCTCTAGTATTTTATCGTTATTCTTGAATTGATTTTGTATTATTGCTCTTAAATATGCAAATCCTTTATTACTTTGAAATGCTCTTGTTTTATAATATGTCTCAATGCAATGTCTGACTACGTCATCCTTGCAATTTTTGATTCCATATAAAAACTTGTAATAAGACATTCTATCGTCTTGAGGAACATTATCAATAATTAGTTTTGCAATTTTATTTAGTGATTGTATTGTTTTCTTTTCTCTCTCTATCATTAAGTTTCTAATCTTTAAACTTATGTTTTGTCCTTTACTTAGAGGAGTGTATCCGCAAGCTGGACATTTTTTCATGTTTAACCTCCTTCTGCATTTCATCGTGAATTTCATTTAATTTATTGTATGCAGGGTTATCTCTATTATCTCTCATTTCATAATGTGCGTGCAAAAACTCATCTGCAAGTTCTACACCAACTTCTTCTATCAAAGCTTCTCTATTTTCAGATTCACATAGATAACTTATCCATGACATTTTGGTCATTGTTCTCTCCTTTACAATTGTTACAGATTTTTTTTTCTTTACCATAAGATACAAAGTTTTCATAGTATTGAACTATTCTTCTTTTTTTACCATTAAGTTGAGCTGAACCAACTGTTACTTCCCAACATTTTAAACACTTAATGCAATACTTTATATAAGCATCTGCTTTTCTGGCATCGTATTCACTTTGTTTGTATTTAGCAATCTTTTTCATTACCAATCTCATTTTCAATTGAATCTATTATATATTCTATTCTTCTTATTTTAGCGTGTGTCTTTACATCTTTTGAAGATAATATATATTTAATATTTTTTAAATTGTGTTCATATGATTCTATTTTTATTCTTAGTTCTTGTTCTATTGATGTTACTTGATTCATAATGTTTTTACCTCCGTTGCATTTGCCCACCTATGTCTACCTAAATAAAATTGTTTATCTTCAGATTCATATTCTACACAATGAACTACTGTTGATACTTCTGTATGTTCTACTATTATTGCTGTTTGTTTATTAACTTTAACAAGTTCTCCAACAGGAACATCTTTTATATAAAGTAAACCCTTAGATGGTTTCCAGTTTATTTTATTATTAATCGCAGACTTCGCAAGTTTGTGGATTGCTTCTAGTTTTTTCTCCCATTTTGTTATTGGTTTCAATTTTCTTCTCTCCTTCTATTATACTGTTTTTAATCTTTTCAAAATCTTTCCAAAGACTATTAAACATTTTTTCATAATACTCAATACCTAAATTAGCAGATGCTTGTTTAGCCATAACCAATGCCATTATAGTATGAGTTATTTCAGATTGTGTTAGTTTTATTACTGCGCTTGATTCTTTCATTGTCTCTCCTTATCATTTGAGGGTGATGCCGAGAGAGAGACGAGTATATATGGAGAGTATACGGGTTGGATACACACCACCCTCGTCTCAAAATTACTTAGAATAAGTTAGTTATTCCAAACAATATCTCTTGGCATTTTTTTACTTGTTAGAAAGGAACGTCATCTTCAAGTTCTTCTAGACTTATCTTTTCTCCACCTTCCCACAATGTAACTTCTTTTGCTTTTAAGACTGTTCTAGTCTCCTGTTCATGAGGAGGTAGGTCTTTAGTGTCTCTAGTTACATAAGAATGTGTTTCTAATTTAACGTAAACAGGCAATCCTATTACGTCTTCATCTTCTACAAGAACAAGTTTCTTAATACCTCTATCGTTTTCTTCAAGTTCTATTCCTAATGATTCAAGTAACTTAAAGTATCTACTGTTCTTATTAGCAGATTCTGTAGTAGTAAATACAAAGAAACCATTATCATAGAATTTTTTCTTTGGAAGATGTGTTCCTAGTATGTATTCTTGTTCTCCATCTTTAAGAATAGGTATCTTTCTACCATTAACATCTAATCTATGCTTATATCCATCCATCTCGTACAAAGGTTGTTCAACCTCAGCAGCTTCGTCAGCTAGAGTATAAGACATATTAACAATGATTGCTTGACCTGCTCTTGTGTTTACTTCTTTGGTCGTCAATTCAGTTATGTGAGCAGGGTATGTACCTTCTTCTACAGGAACAAATGCTACTTGCGCAGATGGGTCAAACTCAGCTTCTATTGCTTTTGCCATTACTTTCTCCTTATTTATTATTAGTTGTTGTGTATTTATTTACTAGTTTGTCGTATTCTGATTGAAACTTTAACATCTCTTCAGATGCTTCAAGTCCTCTACCTCCACGAAAATAAAGACTAGGTGAAACAAATGTTCCGTTCTTTGTCTTTATAAATCTCTTAGGTGCAGTGGTTTTCTTTGATACAGAATTTGTTTTCTTCAATGCTTTCTCAGCAGACTCAGAAAGAAGTCCTTCTTCTTTTAATCTGTCAAGGTCTGATTGTTTAAGTTTACCCATTATAGTTTCCTTTTATTTTATTTTGTATGTAAACATCCACTCTACTATTTAAATCATCTGGTTGAGGAAGTGGTTGTTCTTCTATTGTGAAGGTATGAAATGATGGATTTATTGTTAGACGACTATTGTCTTCTGTTTTAAATATCATCATACTTTTACCATTTAAGAGTCTAGTCCCTTTATAAACCACTCTCCTAAATTCTTTTCCGTCATTAGTTCCAATTGTATAACATTCTTCTTCATGTAAAAGTGAATGAACTTCTCCGTAATTATTTATTTTTCTCATTATCTATCTCTCTTTGTAGTTTATTTATTGAACCTTTGTAGTTTGCTTTGTTTAGTTCTCCTTTATTAATAAGTATATGTATGCTACTCATCTTTTCTTCACTTATTTCAGATGCAAGAACAAGTATATCATTCTTCTCTTCATCAGATAACTCCATATCCTCTATTTGATTTCTGTAAACATCATCTGCAATATTCATATACATATTAAATGCTTTTTTAATAGCATCTGTATTGGCTGCTTTAACATCGTTACCAATATCAACAAATTCTCCGGTCCCTCTTTTAGTTTGTATTCTATGAGCAGCTACCATATCTCCTGTTCTCCAAATACCTTCATCGTACCATTTTAATCTACCATGCACTACATAAGCTGCACTACCTAACATTTCTGTTGATATAATTTCCCAAGACCAACCTGCAAATTCTTTATCTGCAATATCTCTCATATAAGAATATTCTACATAATCCATTCCAGCCTTTTGTTTAATATAAGGTTTAGGAGTTTTTATAAAAGAAACTTTCTTATGCTTGACTGTTATTGATTTTCTTATTTCATCTGTTGCAGTAAGCATAGACTCATCTACAACAATAGGTGTATTGTTTTTCATTGTTATCCTTGTGTTTATTTTATTGGTGTTGGACAGATGTCACTATATTGACAATATCTACATTCCCAATCTTCAAAAGGAACTCCATAAGATATTCCAGGCTCTAACATATCAGATTGTTCAAAATCTTCTCCATGTTCTTTTAATATTGTATTTACTTCAAGCCAATATTCTTCTGCCTGTGATATGTAACTACTATCCACAATTTGTTCTCGCATCATAGATGTATTTTTGTTATACCATAATAGAAAAAGTTTTACTATAGTATCTTTATTATCTTCTTTGATTGCAAGACCATAAGTACCTAATTGTAACTTATAGTTTTTGTCTGTTGTTGGTACTCTGTTGTGTTTACGACCAAACTTAGTTGTCCATTTGTAAGCAGCTACTGTTTTGTAATCATAAATACTAAAAGTGTTACCATAGTGTGTTCCCAAATCAAACGTTCCAACTAAATTTAATCTAGGTATACTTACTTTTTTTTCAATATGAATTTCTTCTTGAGGATTATTATCTTCGTACATAGACATTGCTTTTTCAAAATCTGAATGTACAATAGTACCAAGTCTTAATAATCTTAATGATTTATCATCTAGTTCTTTTGAATCGTATCCAAAAAATCCATACATTTGTTTTCTAAAACAACTACCAGAAGAAGATGCATGAAATTCTTCGTCTTCTCTTTCTGCATTTCTTTCATTGTTTACATGAGCAAGGTAGTCTGTATATACTTTAATAACATCCATATATCTCTCCTTATATGTATTCTAAATTTAATAATATCAATACTTATAGTCAACAGATAGACGGCTAAATCAGTCACTTCGTGAAGGCCTCGTACTAGATGAAGCGTTCATTAACCGTCATATCTATCCACATATCATTACTTTTGAGTATAAGCTGACGTACGATGTGCGCACTTACGCCAGCCTATAGTCTCATGAACCTGTTAAGTTTTTGTTTAACACTTCAGACGAAGTCTTCATCGTGTTGCTCAGATACTACGAGTATCTTTTGTCGCTAAACTGAGAGGCCCAATTTCATACTATCATAGGTTCTATAACATACCAAAACTTATCTCCACAATCTTCTTCATAATAAGAATTTGGAGTTAATAACAATTGACTATTTACTTGCAATCTTATTAAATCATTCTTTGGTATTCTTTCCCAATATCCAACTCTTAACGTTGTTTCGTTTTTACTATTTTGAGTTATTGTATGCTTGTCGTAATTGTAAACACCAAGCAACAATCTAAGTTTATTTAATTGTTCTCTGAAATAAAAGTTATCTTTAGGAACAACTGTATTAACCAAACGTTTAGTAATAGAGCATTTTACTTTATTAAAAGTTTCAATAACTCCATCTTTTTTTAAGTCATTAACTCTACCACTTACTGCATTGATTCTAAATCCTGTAAGTTCTGCAATCTCGTTATTAGATATTCCTTTTCTATGTATATCATAATGTGAACGTATAACGTACATAATTTTATCTTTTTGTGTCTTAAGAACGCCTTCTTCATTAATCTCTTTGTATGCTTTTTTACTTGTTACTGCTATCATTACTTTTCCTCCTCTGAGAATATTAATTTAGTATTATGTATATTTGCTACATACTTTAACAATGCTTTGATATAATAGACATCATCTTCTTTTAATTCTTCTAATCTTCCTGTGTCCATAAAATAATCAAAAGCATCATCTACTTCTTTTTTATTTACTTTATTCAACATTTTCAACATCTGATTTTTCCTTATCTCCTGTTACTGTTTGATACAATCCGTATATGTATGCGATTGCTATAATAATTCCTACTATTGTATCCATTGTTACTCCTTGTTTTAAGTTGTAGGCAATTCATAAAAATTCTTTGCCCATCTTCGTTTATGTTGATTTCTATAAGAAACTTGTGAATCTCCGTAACAATCTTTATAAACCAATCCATTATTCTTTGCTACTTTAACATCTTCAAAAGCAAATTCTCTAAGATACTCTTTACCTTTTAACTTTGAAGGTTGAGGGAAGAATATAACTTTATTATGATGATAATGTATGTTTGTTACTCCTTTGTCTAAAGGTATAGCAACATAATCACAACTATTTGGAGTTACTTTTACACGCAATGATGTACCAAATGTTGTTTCTGAAATTCTTGTATTGTACTTTACTTGTATACTAATCCAATTTTTCATTAACATTTTCTTACCCCATTTTTTAGGTTTACAAACAACCATATCTACACCTAAGTCTACATCTGGTCTAGTAACTATATATCCATTTGTAAGAAATAGATTAGCCACATTGTTTTCTCCAATCATACCTTGTACCATTGTTCCAACATTTAAATTAGTTGATGCTTTATATCTTTGTTTTTTCATGATTAAATCCTTTTGTATGTGTTAAAAAAGATAGGGCATTGCTATGAAGTAAGGACGATGCGGAGTCCACTTCTTACACTCTATTGTAGTTGTAGGTATAAGATAACAATGCCCATAATTCTAGAGCCACATTTTGATTACAAGGTAGTGGCTTGCTACGATAGCACCTTTTTAAAATCTTTGAGTGTCTTCGACCTTATCCCATCATAAATTCGGTACATGACCCTGCGCAATGTGGGGAACCGTTTCTCGACAGTTGGTTACGCGCTACCACCAAAGTACACTCAAATTATTTAAGTAATTCTATTGCTCGTTTTAAAGTTTCAGTCATTATCTCACGAGCTTCAACATCACCTCTTACATGGTCAAATGATGTTTTCATACTTTCTATAAGAGGTATCATTCTTTTAAGATTATGAACAACTTCTTCATCATACATAACTAGCACTGAACCTTCAAACTCAGAAGAGTTCTTATTGCAAGTTAAACAAATACAACCTAACTCTGGAAAATCATGCGCGTGATTAATCTCTTTGTCGCCACAAGAACATTCATGTTGTGTCATAATACTCTCCTATGTTGAAAAATTCCCGTCTTACACCTCACCATATGTATGACTTCAACGGCTGTTGGACGCGGGTATTTCTTACTTTCCAGGCTTACGATGCTTTGGCATTATCTTTATACGACCATGATTAATCTCAATCACAGTAACTGTTCCTTCCGTATAAACCTTACCAATTAAGTCTGGTACTCTATCTTGTAATTCTTTAATTGTAAACATAATTTCTCCTACAAAAGTTAATACCCAAGTTATCGTAAAAATAGAAGTAATAATCCCTGTTGTCTGTATGTTAGACTTTCTATTATTTAGTAGATACACGTCTTATTCTTACGACACTTGAGCAGTTGCACACTCTACATCACACAGTTAAGTGTAATATAATTAAAAGTAAAGTAGGCATAAGCCTACTCTACCTTCATACGTTTAACTGGTTGCTCTTCTTCTTTAGGTTCAATGATACCTTTATAACCACGACTCTCACAGAACTCTTGAAGACCTTTCATAGTCTCATTGTATTCTTTAACAGCATCATACTTACTAGGTATTGAAATACCAAACGTTCTATTCCATCCACGTTTGACTGGAGCATTCTCCAACGCATCAAGATACTTATTCTCAGCTCTATCAGCAACTTCAAGCACCTTCTTAGGTGTAGGTAATAAACTCATAATATATTCTCCTTATTATGACTAGTTAATTAATTATTAAAATAATAATCAAAATGAAAAATAACTAAAAAGTTATTTAGCAAATCCCCCATATAGGGGGTATATAATGGGAAAAAGGCTACATAACAAAATCCTACAATTTTTTCTAATAATAACTGGGGTTTTTACTTGGAATACTATTGACTTGTAGTTTAACTTAATGGGTGGTTGGGTCGGGATAAAATAAAGGTGTAATAAAAGATGTCAGAATTAATAGAAGGATTGTCAAACCTTTCGGTATCTGAACAAGAAAAAATATTAATAAGGTTATCTAAAGACCTAGTTCCTTTAGAAATAGATGATGAGGTTTATTTAGTGCCACAAGAAGTAGGAGAATTAGTAGATAATTTGTCCGCTCAAGTATTATTGCTAACAGAAACAACATTAAGATGGCAGAAAAAAGAAAAATTAAAAATGTAAAACATTATGTCTACGAAGACATAGACGAGTTTAGAGAGACACATCCAAATACTGTAGTTCATCCAGATTGGCGAAAAGCTAATCAAGACGATTGGGTATATAGTGACGATGATAGAATAGTCCAATTGCTGAAAGTAAAGAACGGAGTAAGTCATCATGGGGATACTAAAAACTATAATTATGCTAAAGGGTGGGTTAGGACGGTTGTCGGAAGTTTTATTAATAAGGAATCTACCAAAATGGATACGGACTTTGATAATCATCCAAATAGGTATACATTCTCCACTAAAATAAAAAATACATCCGAGCAAATACATAAAAGAAAAAATGTCACTAATAAAGAAAGGCAATTTGCTACTAATGTAGTTGTAGGTATGGGAGCTGTAGAGGCATATAAAAATGCTTACAAGGAAATAAACGACCAAAAGGCAAGAAAAAAAGCAACTGTCTTATTAAAACAGGAAAGAGTAATGGAAGAGATACAAAAATCCGTATTGGATGTCGCAAAAGGATTGGGAATAGACCATGAGTACATTCTTAATAAACTAAAGCATCTCGCTGATTATAGCGAAGATGATAACATAACATTGCAATCTGTCAAGGAACTAGGTAAGATAGTCGGAACGTCAGGCAACAATGTCAAACAAAAAGAAGTAGGTCTTCTTGGTGTTTTTGAAGGTTTTTCACAAGAACAATTAGAAGGAGCTTCTAGAAATCAAATATCCGAGGGAGATAATGGGGAACTCAAACACGACAATTAAGCAAACGGTTGATGAATTTAGAAAAGACGATGATGGTAACATCATTGGATGCCCTAAGTGTGGGGCTAGAAATATAAGAAAGGATGGATTCAGTTATTATAAAGAAACTAAAAAACAACAATGGTGTTGTTATGCCTGCGGTAGAAAAACGTTAAATCCTACAATAGTAGAAGAGTCTCCATTTAAAGTTGCCGATAGAGACCCAGAGTTAATGCCAATAGAAGAGATAATAGACTTCAGAAAAAAGGCATATAGACAAAAAAAGAAATCAAAAGAAAGTAGAAAATTAATAGATATTAATATAAATGTTGACGGTCCAATAGGGATTGCTCATTTTGGAGACCCTCACGTTGATGATGATGGTACAAATTTGTCTCAAATATTAATGTATATAGATTTAATTAATAATACAGAAGGAATGTTTGCTGGCAATTTAGGAGACATACAAAACAACTGGATAGGAAGATTGCAAGCCTTGTATGGACAACAATCTACTTCTGCAAAAGAATCATGGAGACTTACAGAATATTTTGTAAATAAATTAAATTGGATATATCTAGTAGCTGGTAATCATGATGTATGGAGTGGTGATGGAGACCCTCTTGAATTTATAATGAGAGACCATAAAGGACTATATGAAAGATTCGGAGCTAGAATGAATCTAATATTCCCGAATGGTAAAGAGATAACAGTCAATGCAAGACATACATTTAAAGGTAATTCAATGTGGAATACTGCTCATGGAGTAGCAAAGGCAGCTCAGATGGGTTGGAAAGACCATATTTTAACTTGCGGGCATACTCATGTTAGTGGCTATCAAGTTTTAAAAGATGCAGCTTCTGGACTTATATCTCATGCATTGCAAGTAGCCTCGTTTAAAATAATGGATAATTATGCTGATAAATTAGGACTAGACGATAAGAATATATTCAATTGCCCAGTTACTATTATTGACCCTAGATATGATGACGATGATAATAGATTAATAACTACAATATTTAATCCAGAAGTTGCTTGTGAGTATTTAAAGTTTTTAAGAAAATCATGAATAGAGAAAAATGGAATGATGCATTAGACGATGTTCCAGACAAAATGGAATTAGATGAAGCTATTGTATTATTAAAAAAATTAAACAA